ACCTCTAGCGGCGCCTGAGGGTTTGGTTGATCCTTCCTTTTACACTACTTCCTCTGAGCGATCGGCGCTAGCTTAGTTGAGTTTCTCGAGGAAGTGACTTCGGAGGTAAGTTTGCGTTCTACCGGTGATTAGTAGTCAGCCTCACCCATAGAACTTTAGGGGGAATTTTTTATTAAATACGTAATCCTTTAACTTCGAATTTCTTACCGAGTTTATCGAACCCAGCTTTGGCATCGATCGTAGACATGTTTACTTTCGCAGAGACAATATTGAGTTGCGGTCTGTGGCCTAACTTCCAAGTGACACTCCACATACGTTGAACAGACGTGAGTAAGAGACTGAATGAAACCTCTCGAGATGTTGGTTTCGTCTTTAAACACATCCGCTCCACAGCGCTGAGAGTGGCATTGAATATAGCTCGGCGAGGAGCTGAGGTAGCATCCTGGTCATCAAACCATATATCCGTAAGAGATGAACGAAGAAGATCAAGTAACCCTGATTTGGCCTTTTGAACCATCTCAGGTGCACCCGATCTGAGCCCAGCAAGGAGGCTGGTAACACGATCAAATTCCGAAACAGCAGTTCGGCAAATTGGGTGAGTCGGAACTAAAACAGGGAGCTTATCTTTGATTTTCTTTACTTTATCTTCTGTCATGTTACTGAAGAATTCACCAGGTAGCTCAGTAGGCATACCAGAAGAGTGAGTACTTATGATTTCGACCATCTCAAGGTTAGCCTTGAGTAGGAGATCTACTCTCTTAAGTTGCTCACAAACGGTAGCAAAAGTGTGGGCATCAATTATATCTTGCTCAGTGAGAGGGAAGCCAGGATACCAGTTAGCTACATTAGCTGTACTAATATTCGGATCTACCCTGTCCACCAAACCTGATACTTCAATAGGTACCGAGTTTAGTAGTACTAAGCCTTTCAGAGACTGAGTATCTACTACATTAGTCATATAGTGGAATAGATTTGTGTCTAAAATGGGAGAACCCCTAGCTTGGAGAGTTGACTGCAGGTCCGATGCCATGTAACCAAACCGAGCGGACTTGACCATTAATTTGACTGGGAAGGCAGTCAACTCGACACCTTTGATAAATAAGCGTTTACACATCTCGCCTGCTGGCTTAAGGGCTACACCAGGAACAAAGGACTTCTGGAGGTTAATTGCAACGTCCAGAGACTTCATTGCTGATTGATACTCCGTAGCAACTACAGAATCGTTTAGAGTGACATCATCACCGACGACGACATAATCTTTGAATCCTGCCACAGAGGCTGAGAGTGCACAAGACTGAATGATGAAATGGTGAGTCAACGCTAACATTGGGAAAGATGATTTCGCGCCCATGGGCTGACCAGCACCATAAGATCTAGACATACCGTCCGGACATGCGAATTCCCTGGCAGTTAATAGGCCTCTCCATGCCTTGGCTAGAGTGGCATTCCCAGTTAGGAAAGCTAGCATACTCTCTTGTAGAGTAATTGGAAGTCTATCAGTAGCAGCTGTTAAGTCGAACGAATGGATCGATGACTTATCTAATGCAGACCACTCTCGGACCTTGTCTATGACAAGAGTTTGATTGTAAGTCCCATCAGATGGAATTAGTTTAAGGAAATGAGCAATTGTGTCATGTAATGGTGAAAGAGCCATTTGTGTCCAGTAGTCGAGTTGAGCGACTATTCTAGTCTTACCGCCCCACTCTTCTATTGGGACAAGTCGCCCCGTTACTAGCTTCTTGGGTCTTTCCCCAATCTTATCATCCGGAGCAGGAACACATGAGTGTAAGTCACCTAAGAGACCAAGGAGCTCAGATTCAACTAAGAAGTCTTTGAGGTAACCACTAGTGGCCGATGTCTGAAGTATAGCTTCTGCATCAAGATGAGCAGACCAGGTGGCCTGCCCATTTGGACCACCGGATGTCATAACGTAAGGGACAAAAGATGCACACCGTCGAGCGTACTCGGCCTGGAATGCCTCAGGTGTAATACCAATCGCACTTAAAGCAGCACCCGCGTCCGGACTTGCCCAAGAGATTGATGTACTGAGAGGTTTTGTAATCGTATCATAGTTAGGTTGTCCAGGAAGAACGATAACTCTATGTCCTTGTAAGACAGCATAGATACATTGTGTCATCCGGTCTACATCAACTTTCTTAATTGTCTTATCCTTGTAGAACGAATCAAATAGTGGTATCAGGTCACAGAATACTGTTGGACAGCGAGCGACTGGATCCCATTCTGAAAGGTCGAAACCATCTGAACCCAACCTCTCACCTCTTAAGTATTCTACGAACCACCGTGAAAGTGACTTGTACAAAGCTATACAACGCGCAGAGCTCACATCGAGCACTGATAACATATGGTTATGAAGTGCAGTTAGTACAGCTTGTAACTCATTATTGCTCTTACAGGGATGTAAGTTGAGGATAAGTATAATTGAGGCATAGAGAGAGTCTAAATTCTGACCAGTCACCTTTCGAGGGGCTAACTGAATCTCCTTTAGGTTAATTGTGGGAAGCGTAGATCGCATAATAATTAACTACTTTATTGAATGTTACAGGAACATCTGATTACCTCTCTCCGTGGAGGTCCTCCCTAAGGAGATTTTTCTGTCTTCCTCTCAAAAGACCGCCTGACTAGGTTGATTAGTTGTGAGTACAATATGT